GTTAATCGTCCAAATTTCATACCCGCTATATCTTTAGGATATTTCAATATTTACTACCCTCTTTCGCCCGAACCATTTCGGTGTTAAATAATATAGGCTTAATTGCCACCTATCACACCTGCCTTTCTTCTCGTTTCCGCCCTGTGCTTTGCATCATATCTGTTATGGCATCTCTGGCATAACGCTCTAAGATTACTGTAATCGCAATTTTCCGGTGTATGGTCTAAATGCGCTATTGTCAGGACAACTTTTGAGCCATTTTCGCGGATAGCATAATTTTCGATTCCACAAAATTCGCATTTATTGTCTGCCCGTTTAAGGATATCTTTTCGTATGTCTTTCCAGTTTGCCGGATATCTTTTCCGATTTTCTGGTTTAATTGGCATCCGATTCACCTACTTTCTCAAAATAGAACTTAATCGGTTCTCTGTTTTCCTGCACCATGCCATACCGCAAGGCTATATTGTATGTACACACATCCCTTTTTAATCTGTCCGGTATCTTCTGTAGCTGCTTTCTGAATGTCTCTAAATCCATTGTTGACTTATAACGATTGCACGAACCACAGGACGGCATCAGATTGCTTATGTCGTGTACGTCAATTCCGGTAAATTCTTCGGTGTACTCATAATATTTAAGACAATGTAAATGGTCTACGTTAAAGCCTTTTTCTGGTATTTCACAGCCACAGTAAGCGCAATGACCGTTGTATTTTGCATATACTTGTTTTCTTACCGACTTAGGGATTGGCTTACGCATCTACTCCACCACCTTTCACAATCTCGACTGCTTTTTTCAGCACTTCAACAGCTTTTCTTTGCTGAAATTCTTCTGTTATCGTTCCGTTTTTCTTTTCATATTCAATACAACGCGCATGCGTCTGTATCTTCTTTTCCAACTGCTCCACAACCTTGTCCGGGTCATATGCGGTAGGCTCTGTATCAATTACGTTCTGCACGGCTTTCAGTAAATCTTTTGCAAATGCCATAATTACTTCTTCGTTTATATCATTTGCATAATCCAGTCCATGAGTATTCATTAAATCTCGAATAACATCTTCTGTCCCACTTGTTTCCGAAAAGAAAAAATCTTTTACATGATCCGCATCAATTAATCTTCCCATCTACTCCACCTCTTTTCACGATTTCGACTGCTCTTCCAAGACCCCTGTAATGCCAGTCATCATCTTCTGATAATCCATGTTCCTCTGCGTAAATTTCAAAATCCGCATATGACAGTTCCTGTTCGTCTTTTAGCTGCTCCACAACTTTGTCCAAGTCAAAAGCGATCGGCTGTGCATCAATCAGCTCACACAATGCATTAGCCTTATTTACAGAATAACTATTGGCGATAGTCATTCCAGCAATCTGTCTTTTAAACGCATCCACATCAATCAGTCTCATCGTTTAGCCTCCTTTCCCACATTTTAGCGACAATCTCTTTCGTTTTTTCATCTGTCCTTTCATATCCACAGAAATAACATCTCGCTGCATATTCCACACTACTAGATTTTGTCATCCTTGAAAAAATCATGCTGTCTTCCATAAGTAGCTTTAAATCACTTTGCCTGTATGAAGGATGATATTTCATGATTGGCCGCATAATACCGCCACAAGCCAGACATGGCTTAAGTTCTCTAATTTCCTTACTCACGCTCTTTCCTCCTCAACCATCTCAATATCAGTCTCTTGATCCAGTGCGGCAGAAAACACATCAACTCATACTTTTCACAGTAAAAGTAGCAGCCTTCCTCGTACTCCCAGTCGTCATTCCTTCCGCACCACGACGCAGGGCAGTTTCCACATATGTCATATTTTCTCATCTTCATCACTCCAATCCAGCTTCTGACCACATCTATCACAATATTCGTTAAATGTGCCGCAACACCACTCGCCGTTTATCTTTGATATGATTTTCCACTTGCATACAGGACAGCCGTAATTAATGGTTCCGTTATGATATTCAAATGAGATAACTTTCTTTGCTGTCTGCTTCTCCACCGCCGCCCGGCATTCTTCCACTGTGCTGATTGCTCGGTACTGCTGGATCTCAGCTTCCAGTTCCTCAATGTATTCATCCTTATGGTCACAGTTATGGCAAATTTGTGTAGACATATTAGCAAATACATTCTTTATACTTGGATTGACTTCTGATATATGCCAACGCTGATTTTCTTCCAGTGCCTTGATAAGGCATTTTCCCATATCTGATTTAGGAAGAATACACACCATGTCATTATCTCTATTGGCTTTTTTCAGTAATTCGAGTGTTTCATTCTCTGTCATTCCTGCACCTCCAACAATTCCGGATTGTCAAATTTGTTACCGACAACCTCAATTCTCCAGCTATTATCGTTCGCCCAATAATGTAAATCTTTTCTCCAGATAAGGTCATCATTCCATTTGATTCTCCATTCTGACTTATCCCAAACAACAACGGCTTTTCCATACTGAGTTTCTACAATATCATTCTCGAATATCAGCTTGCCGTTCTTATCTTTAAGTCCAGTACACCAACAAATTGTGGATGGATCAATTTCCAGAGCATATAAATCTGATGCGTAATTAGGAACGATATAGTATTTTTCTCTTCCGGCAAATCCATATCGTACCAAACCGCCAATAATCCATTCTCCATTGTCAGTTCGCTTTGCTTTACATAAATATCTATCTTCCATCCTTTTCCTCCATTTCTTTCAGCTTGGCTTCTGCTTCCTCTCTGGTAAGAAATACTGACTTTCCAATTTCATCAAAAGATATCCAGTCGCAAAGAGTAACCGATTCGATATACATTTCTTTGTCAGCAACAGTCATTTCTCTGCATACTGCGACCTCTACTCCATCATCGGTTATGCGGTAAATATTACTTCCCACCTTGCATGGCAGCCGCAGAAGTAATCCCTGCTCTTCGGCTTGCTCTCTATTTGCAAGTCTTTCCGCAATCTCTTCCAGGGCTTTGTATCTTCCATCTTTCGCAAGCTGGGTAATGGTAATTCCCTCATCATCCGGTAAATCTGCTGGATGAAATAAAACTTCTCCATTCTCTGCCACATATGTTAATCTCTCCATGTTATCCTCACTTTCCCTGTACGGCTCCGGCAGTGGCATCCAAGCAATTACATCCTCAATCCAATCGTGTCCGCTATCCAATTCATACCCATCATTCATGATGCAGGTATCAACCCACACATGCCTTCCGTCGGTCACAATGATTTCCTGCTCATCATCAGGAAGCTCACAGTCAATCATATACTTAATGTCTGCGGAGAATAAGCACTCTTTCCGCTCTTCCTCTGTCAATTCATGATATTTAACCGGAATCCACCTTTGTTCCGTGACCGTTTTTCTTGTTGCTTCTGTCCTCATACATTCAATCATTCTACCTGCTCCTTTCCCTTTTCGACTTCCTCTGAATGCACGTCAGAGCGTGTTTACATTCCTTGGTACATCTCTTATTTTCTTCGTATGGACATTTCTTCATAAAATCCTCCTATGCAAACCGGAGCTGTCCGGTCTGTCAATCATTGATATACTCATATCTTGCTTCTGCATACACCCAAGAACTATGCCCGCATTTATACATATTCTTGTATTGCGGCTTGTAATTCTCTAATACTGCATAGGTATCATTACGTTCAATACAGTGCTGGCGTTCTTCCTCAAACTTCTTGATTTCAACTTCCTTACCGATATGTTCATACATACTTCCATATTTGAAATAAAAAGTTCCATCTTCAAGAATAGAATACGATTGAACAATCTCTCGACCTCTATACTCATATCGATATGCGATAACCCCTGTTGCCCTGATATTTTCTGCAAGGATGTGTTCGTACTCTGCAAGATATTCCTGCGCTACTCGCTCTGCTGGCTCTCTGCTAGTGAATATAATCTTGCCGATCTGAGAATTCCACGTCACATCTCCATCAAGGTCATATCCTCGATTATTTCCACCGCATGTCCATGTTCTCTTTTGAACAGTATGCGTCTCAACATCGCCACGAACAACCTTATACACGGTTTGTCCTTCATGCAAAAGACACGGTATCTCAGCAGTTCGGATAACAGGTGCAAGCAAATCCATCAGGCTTATCTGTCCCTCGCACTGCTTCATGGCAGCACCTCCGGAAATAAATCAAACAATGTTGGTTCATCCACTTCATTCTCCGCAGACTGTAAATATCCGACACCATCCCGGAAATAATCTGGATTCAGTTCACATCCTTTTCCGTACCGGTACATCTTAACCGCCGTCATTGGTACCGTCATAAGCCCACCAAATGGGTCATAGACGATATCACCCTCATTGCTGTATCTGTTGATTATTCTCTCCACGATATCAAGCTGTAAGGGACATACATGCATCTGTGCCCTGCGGCGGCTCTGTGTGGTGTTGAGTGTTCGCATCCGATTGATGTCGTCCCACACCTCAAGTTGATTCCATGAACCAGGAGCTACTACCATGAACGAGGCTGGAAGTCTATTATTTTTGTCTAAATCTTCTGCAAGTTTCTTATGCTCTTCGTAGTCATAAATGTTCTCGCGACTATATTCGCGGTAGACTCGTTGTAAATTATCAACAGATATATTTTTAAGCTCTTCTTTGCTCACAAGCCTGTCTCCGGAACTTCTCCAATATGCATGCGCGTCTATCTGCCACTGTGCGCGTGTGTAATCCTCTTTGGATTTCTTGACCGGAACATCTGCGTATGCCGTAGATCTGTCGGTTGGCAGTTTACGGAAAAGTAAGATATATTCCGGACATCCTACACCCATCTTTGAACCATCCTTGCACTGTTCCGTCCATCCGAGGCGGTATGTCTGGTTATTCTCACGAACCACATCGGTCACGACCGTAATCATGCCAAAATACTGGAAACCATGCTTCATATAATGGCTGATGCATTGCGCGTGAAATGGTTCAATGGTTGGCATTCCGGTTCCTGTCGCATTTCCAAAAAAGCACACGGTCCTTGACATGAATTGCAGCAACGCGCCCCGGCTTTAACACTCGAAGCAGTTCCGGTGTAAGGAAATCCATCTGTTCAAAGAACCGCTCCGTGTTCTGGTTATGCCCGAAATCGTTATAATTGGCACTGTACTCGTAATGGTTACCGAATGGAATCGAGGTATGTATCAGATCGATGCTGTTTGTTTCCATTGCCCGGGTTTCCTCTACACAATCCCCATATACCGCTTCATAATGGTTTCCTCTCACTGTTCTCTCTTCTCTGCTACCTTCCACGCCCATCTTCCTTTCTAACCGCTGTGTCTTATTTTCCGAGTTAAGACCATACTTCTTTACAATCTCGATCATTTTTGCGACCATGTGATTGTGATTCTTCCATTTTTCAAGCAATGCTTCCTTGATCTGTCGCTCGTTCTCCATGTAGATAATGTCGATCACAACCGGTTCTTTCTGTAAAAATCGATAACACCGGTGTACCGCCTGAATAAAATCGTTGAACTCATAATCAATTCCAAGGAATATCTCCCGGTGACAATATCTCTGAAAATTACATCCGGATCCGGATAATGATTTCTTCGTAGCGAACAACTTTGTCTGTCCATTCGAGAAATCAATTACCCTCTGCTCGCGCAGGTCATAATCCATAGATCCGTAGATATCCACCACTTCCGGCAGCGCTTTCTTGATTGCATGCCGTTCATTCTCCAGATCGTGCCACAACAAGAAATGATCGTCCGGCGATTCTTCCGCAATCCGTTTCATTTCTGCCACGCGGCGGTCAATGCTTTCTCTCTTAACTGCCGCAGCTTCTTTCAATCCCTCGGCCGCTTCCTGAAATAATTGCATCTGGCCGTCCCGATCTGCAGTATCTCCATAATGCACCGGCAATTCATGCCATCTTACATCAAGTGGTGGCAGATCATATCCATCATCGGAATATACCGGATTGAGATCTGAAGGTTTCGTGATAAAAAGTGCCCAGCTACTTACCCACATCCAAAACTCATCTTCCATGTTTGGATATAAGGTCAGATTGTTTGCTTTGGTGCTGTCACGTTGGAAGAACCGTGTCAATGCCTGCCCGGTGTCCATCACTTCCAGATACCCGGCATAATGGATCAGCTCTTTGTATTTGTTTGGAGATGGTGTAGCCGTGGCTACCAACTTATATGGTACATTCTTGAATTTATCCAAAAATGTCTGATACGTCTTACTTCCGAAACTCCGTAAAACACTGGCTTCATCAAGAGACGTGGCTGTGAAATAGTCTGGCCGGATATCCCCGTCCCGGACACGCTCATAATTTGTTAATACAATCTGGCTTGTGCTCTGCTCCACTTCTTCCATTGTCCGACAGTATTCCGGTTTTTCATATCCAAGAACATCTACTGCATCTCTGGTAAACTCCTGCTTTACTCCAAGTGGTAATACAATCAATGCTCTCCCGCCTGTCTCTTCTGCTGCAAGGTGGCAAAATTCGATTTCCTGTACTGTTTTTCCAAGTCCAAAACTCTCAAACAATGCACGCCTGCCACCTTTTAATGCCCACATCACAGCATCTCTCTGATGCGGCTTTAGTGCTTTATTTACTTTTTCCGGCTCTATAACAAATCCACTGTCTGTCGCAAGCTCTATCTTTGTTTCTAAAAACTCTTTGTATGTCATTTTTCAAAAGGAACCCGATATATCGTTGCCCCGGCCGGAGGTTCGGCTCCTTTCTTGAAATATTTAATTTTGTGCCAAATAACACATAATTCCACATTCTGGCATAATCTCTGTATTCATGTCTCCCCTGTTCGGATCCAACTCATCCAGATATACCGAACCGTTTTTGTCTTTCAGCATGGAATGCCCGACTTCTCTTTCCAACTTCGCCCGGCTTTCAAAGACTTCCGGGAAATCCTTTCGAATGTGGTTCCAATAACCCATACCGCCTTTTACACAGCCGACACAGTTATTGTTCGCATATCCCAGCTCGTACATCTTTGGCCGGGCAAAATCAAAAGTCCGTTCAAACAACCCATGTACCTCTTCTTTACTTAATCCTTTGTCCATGAGTGGAAATTCATGTGCTGCCTGTAGATTGGCTTCTACTGTTCTCTCTGCTCGGTTTCTCTCCTTAAGATCAAAACCCCAAACATATGTCAGATCACAATCCTTGTGCTGTTCCTCCCACTCTTTTCTCACCCTCTTTTTCAACCAGTTCGTGCAAGGTGCGAATCCATTCGCCGGATTTCTGAAACCACCAAAGGTCCTTACACAATCTTCCACGCACCGATATTCTTTCGATTTCAATATCTGTATTTCTTTACCGATTGCATTCTCGCAATCCTTAATGAATCTGATACTGTCCTCATGTTGGTCTTGGATGTCTATGTAAATCCATTCATCTACATCCCCGGCAAGATACCCCGCCATAAAACTAGATATTCCTGCACTTATCCAACATACTTTTAATTTTTTCATGACAACCACTTAACAGATTGCTCTGTGTCCGTGGATAAGGAATTACGGCTCCCAATAGTGCCATACGGCACCGCTAATTAAATTCCTTTTGTTCTCGCCTTTCTTCACCTTTAGGCGGTCAACCTTGGTCTACCAAGGCTTCTGTCATTACTCCTTTCTCAAATCAAACATCATTTCTTCTTACCTCTTTTAGGCTTAAACTTATAAACATCATTCTTCTGCCGGCTTATCGCACTGCGGTAACCGTTTAATTTACTTGCTCTGCTTTTGCTCATCTGCTCCCCCTCTCTTCACAATCTCTCTCAATATCCCGTTTCGGGCAGCTCATCGGACTGGACTTGCAGCCACTATTGATTCTGACCCATATCTTGGTGCAGATATAAATGCTCGGCTTTTTGTACTGGTCCGTGACCAGATGTCGGTACTCGCACTCTGCGCACTTCGGTATATCAATCCTGTTATTCCTGCATCCCTGTGTAACCTTGCTGGACAATTTACGGCTGCGTACAAAATATGCGACCGTTGCAGGCTCGACATATATTCCATCTTCTTCTGCTATGCGGTCAGAAATGTCGGCGAAAGTACAGCCTGCATCCAGCAGTTCTTCTACCCTGTCACGGTAGCTGTCAAGCATACATCCTCGCTTGCGTCCGCTCATCTAACCACTTCCCTTCTAAGTAATCTTTTCTTCTAAGAATTTTGCTGCATCCTTAAAACCATGAGTTCTCAATTCTTTAATTACACGATCTATGTTTGCCATATGATACTGTGAATTGTTCTCATCATGTGAATCTGCACAAGCATTTATCACTGCTGTATTCAAATCCATTCCTAACCGCTCATTAAGATACACTGCGTAATCTGTAAGTGTTACATAATGTTCCCCGATATAATCAAGATCAGTTGCATCTTTAACGGCTTTATCAAAATGTGCTTTAAACTCTTTCATGCGTTTCTTTCCAAATCCGTATTCTTCATGAAGCACCAGTGCTGTGACCGTAAGCACGGTATTGTATAAATTCTCCGACAATGTATCCCAGAACTCTCGTATTTGTGATGCTGTAAACTTCATCGGTGCTTTTAAAACATTCCGAATTCGAATATCTTCTTTTAACCCTTCTACTCCCTTTTTTGATACGATATTGCTTGCATAAATCATTCCTTGCATACGCAATTCATAATCTTTATCCATTTTTGCCAATGTTCTTTCTTGCCCTCCTATCTACGTCGCTTATATGTGCCAGAATCAGTTGCTTTGCATATTCTGCAAATGACACATTTTTGTATTTCTCATAAAACTGATCTGCTGCATGTATTAATTTTTCAAACCATTCCTCACTATTATCAGCTTCATAGTATTTCTGCCGGAACTCATAGTAATCTTTGAAAAACTGCCACTCCTCTGAACCTTTTTCCAATTTTTTATATGCCATAATCTGTCCGCCTATCAATCAAAGGGAGTGCCGCAAGATTCCCGGAAAACATCCTTTTGCCACATCCGTGCTTGAATCTGCTCAATAGTTTCAGCTCTCTCGATAAATTCCATACAATCACCTTCAAACTGAACAACTTCTCTAAACGGTGTACCTTGTCGGTTCTTTTCAACTTTCAAGCCTTTAAATTTTCTGTCTTCATCCAAATTCCACATTAGGATAATATTAGAAGCATCCTGCTCAATATCTCCGGATTCTCTCAGCTCGGACATTGTAGGCTCTTTCGTTGCATTCATTTCTGATATTCGGTTAAGCTGTGACAATAGGATAATCGGAACGTGAAGTTCTCTCGCAAGTGCTTTGAATTGCTTCGAAACTTCCCCGACTTCGGATGCACGATTATTGAATTTTCGCTTACACCGTACCAATTGCAAATAGTCAACCACGATCACGTCATATCTTTGATGCCTACATTGCACTCTTATTTCCTCAACAGCATTTGTCTGATCATCAATTGTGATCGGGTAATTTTCAAGTTCATCATTCGCCTTATCAAATGCTTCTTTCTCTCCACCAAGAAAAGACTTTGCCCTGCGGATTCGAGTCAGACCGATCTTTGACATTCTTGAAACAAATCTTTCATAAATCTGACTATTGTTCATCTCCATGTTGTAGTAGCAAGTGTTATAGCCTTTTCTTGCCATATTCTCAATTATCTGTGCCACAATAGCTGACTTACCAACTCCCGGTCTTGCGGCAACAACCGTAATGTCTCCACCTTCAAGGCCACCAAGGCAATCGTCAAGACGATAAAATCCTGTCTTCACCCTGTCCTCTCCAACGTCATCATTAAAGTATTTGTCTTTGTTTTCTGATACAATTTGCTTCATCAGCTTGGATTTCTTCAACTGATTAACTTGGATTTCCTCAAGTCTTGTGAGAACTTCGGCGATTGAATTATCAATGTCACACGGTCTTAAGCTCACTCTTTGAAAAAGATTTTTTGTTTCCCTTGCCCGCCAGTCCTTAACTACTGCATCCGCATAGCTTTTCATGGCTGTCGATACTGGAGTTGCAGTCACACATTCCTTAATCTCCCCGGCGATTATTTCCGGCTCCCATTTGTGGTTTTCAAGTGCCTGCGACAGCGAAACGACATTAATGTTTTCGCCCCGATCATACATGGCAAGCATTTCAGCAAATGCGTCTTGGCAAAATTCCGTATTGAACATTTCCGGCTTCAATTTGTTGTAGACCTTGTACATGGAATCGTTGTCAATCAATACACAACCGATCACTCCCTGTTCTGCTTCGGTCAACTGCTACCACCTCTCTCTCGTTTCTCAACTTGGCGAATCCAATAGTCGCAATCCTCTTTCAGCCAATCTCCGTATTTGGGTATGTAGCGATATTCTGTATCGTTCGGATTGTGTTCCGTGTAATCAGCCACATATACCCTTGTGGCTTCGTATATGAGCTTTCCAACGGCTTTTCTGTTTGGTTCGATAACTTCTAAGAGTTTGTCCATCCAAATGATCTTAGCGGACGTTAAAGACGTTTTTTTTGGATATTCCTTGATTGTAAATTCCCATGCCTCTTCCACGTTAAAATCAAAATCACTCACAAGTTCACTTGCTTTTGTATTTTCTTTCTCTTTATCTAACTCTTTATCTTTCTCTGTCGTAACATTTTTGTCACAAAGTGACTTTTCGCTCTTTTTTGCTCTCATTTTCCGCATTCTCGCAGCACTTCCGCTCTCTGATCCCACCATCGTTTCAAGCTGGGACATATACAATGCTCCATCATCCATGACCTCGACCAGTCCAATTTTTTTCAGCAATTCCATAGCAACAATGACGGTATCAATATCTGTCCGTGTCATTTCTGCCAGTTTCTTTGCATCATACGGAATCAATAACTTTCCAACATTTCGAATCAAGACACCGTCCGTCCGGATGGATTTCAGACAAAGTTTCAAGTAAAACAGGCAGTACTCTTTTCCGTTTTCTTGGTCCTCCAACCATTCGACCGCATCCTCTTCAAAAAAATCTTCTTTGAGCTTAAGCCAGTAATAACGCTTATTTTCTGCCATCTACCAGCACTCCTTACCTTGGAGTAATTCCAATACTTTTGCTCCAGCATCTTCCGGCCGACAGAATACAAACTCCACATCGTATTTAAGCTGCATAGTCAGCATTGCTTTCGCCAACGTCTCGCCGGATGTCGGCTTTGCCTTTGGGAGTGGCACATTCAGCCACTTGCCAGTGTTATGCATATAAGCAATCTTGTTGTACCGGTGCAGACGCGGATTGTGCCATTTAAACACATCCTCAATAGTTTTTACGCCGTCCGTGTTCTCCACAAGCACGAATAACTTAATGCCGTTATTCTGTGCTAAAATACACTCATCTCGGAACCTTGGATGCGCTTTACCGCAAATGTTTCCTACGATCTCCTGCATATCCTTTTTTGTATCCACGGACACATCGTAGCTACCGAGGAAATCCATTTTCTTTACTTCCATCTTTCGTGCTGATTTCCTCCGAATCACATCCATTACCTTATCTGTGGCAATTACATAGTCACCGACCGGGAGTGGCGCACGCAAAACCTCTATATCGTGGCAGTCAAAGTATCTATTCTTAAGAATATGTAACCCCTCTTTCTGCCCTTTGTCTTCAATCAACATCATTTATTCATTCACCTCTTCTCAAATGCCTTTCTGACATTACAGAATGGCTAAATTGGGATTTTTACTGTTCAGGTCGAATATTTTACCGACCATATAATTTTTATTGACAGGCGGTCACACTGGGCAACCGCCTAATCATATTTAATTGAATGGCAATTCTTCATCTATTCCAGATGGAATATTCATAAAACCATCCCCTGCTGCACTGTTGGGCGACGGTCCTTCTGCAGGCTGGCTATTCTGCGCAGCCGCCTTACTTTCTGCAAACTCACAATTTTCAATAAGGCACTCATTTGTATACACCTTATTTCCATCCTTGTTTGTATAGCTGCCGGTCTGCCAGCTACCTTCAACGACCAGCTTTGTGCCTTTGCGGCAATACTTTTCAATGAACTCCGCTCTTTTGCCAAATGCAAGGCAGTTAATAAAATCTGCCGTAGGTTGTCCTTCCTGTTTGAATTTTCGGTCTACAGCAAGTGAAAATCTTGCAACCGCTGTTGATTTTTCTCCTTGTGAATATCTAATGTCTGGGTCTTTTGTCAATCGTCCCATGAGAATAACTTTGTTCATAATTTTCCTTTCCGCACCCTGCTTGCAAACAGGATGCTCACAAGCCAGAAATTCCTTATGAGATCACAGTGAACTGCGGATATTCGCTTAATTCAAGCGCCAAATAGTTCTTGATTCTGCTCATTGCTTCATTTTTCCATGCTCCACCATCTGCTTCAAAGATTGCACACTGCACGCCGCAGGAGGATTTCATTCTGAAAATAAAATCACTTGCCGGCTGCTGCACTTCTAAGAATGTTCTGTATGGAATCAGATTAACCGGGTTAGGAACCACAGCATCTGCTTTACTTGCCACTCCAGTTTTAATAGTTGCTTTCTGTGTAACACCGTCATCTCCATACTCCGCAACCGTTCCATCTTCTACCGTTCCTGCAAATTTTAAAACAAGATCTCTGTCCTCATTTGGAACAAATTTCGACTGCAAAGCAATCACAAAATTTTCGTGGTCGATAAAACTTCCAAACCGGAAATCCGGCAACTCTGCATTGACCTCAACCAAATATTCCCGCTTTCTGTCCGCATCAAGGGATGAATATAAGTGGACTTCCGTCGGGGAAATCACATGGACGATCATCTTTTCTGACATACTGTCGATATTTGCCTTGATATACTCTACAAGGCTCGTTAATGTTTTCATTCCAATGGTTTTCGCATACGGAACGTAACCGATACGGTTAAGTGGCTTGTCCGAATATGTATTGCCATCAATTTCAGTAATAACCGGTGTTTTTAAACCAACGATATACTCCAATGCTTCTTTAATCATAATTTTTACCTCTTCTTTCTATGCCTGTTTTACCTGTCTAAAATCTACAACACCATCGTTTTCCTCGGATTCTTCGATTATTTCTCCTGTGTCCACATCTACGGTCTTTCCATCGATATGCTGCTCTTTCTGGTATTCATCAAGGGAAATCTGACCTTTGATACCCGGTCCATATTCCTCGGCAAGAACTTCTCCGGTTGTAAGATTTGTTCCAAGAGCAAACTTTGTCTCTACTGGCTTCGGCTGTGCAAGTTTCTTTTCTACGGAAATTTCACAAGTCGCATCGTCTCTGTCTTCGTTCTGCGTGAATTTTAACTTGATAACTACCTCGCGTTTGTTCTTCCACGGTGTATTAGGATCCTGCATATTCTCAAAAACATCCTGCAATGCTTTCTGCGATTTTTCCTGCAATGCACCGCCTGCTAATTCTGCTAAATCAATTGGATTCATAAAAATTCCTTTCTGTGCATGGTTAATAGTTGCTATATATAAAATTGACCGGTCAAAATTATTATTTGTCAGAACGGACAAAGGTTCATATCAACCTCTAATCCTTTTTCTGCAATATAAACATTTGCTCCATATTTAACTGTTTCTTCTGTCTTTTGTTTGAATAGTGCGGGATCTCCGCTTTTATCTGATAAGTGAATTAGAACGACATTTCTCAATGCCGGGTTATCGTTAGTAGAAATAAATTTAAGTGCCGTATCAAGGCTCATGTGCCCTCGTAGGCGGTGTTCATAGTTTGGCTCGTCCCGATTGACAAATTGCATATCGTAATTGGCTTCGCATAAGATATGATTCACTCCATTAAACCGCCACCGGACATATTCTGTGTCTGTGACATACACAAGGCTTCCCATTTCCGGGTGTGTGATATAAAATCCGTAGCAGGGGCACTCTGAACCGTCTCCGTTGTTGTGTAGCCATCTGCCGGACTTATCCCGGTTTTCAAATGCTCGTATGCTAAAGCTTTCTTTCCCAAACTGTAGGATATTTCCATCTATCAATTTGAACGGCTCCCACACTGGAATACCGGCTCTAACATACTGAAAGAAGTACTGATGATGGTCAGAATGGATATGGGTTGTGATTACTGCCTTAATCTTCATTACATTGAAATTCAATGTTTTCTTAACTTCCATGAATGGTAACCCGGCTTCGATTATCAATGCTTCGTTGTCATTCTCCAGAATGTAGCAGTTACCGGACGAGCCGGAACCTAAAACTCTAAGTCTCATATTCTTACCCCATTCTTCGCTTCCAATCTACACCAACAATCAATAAACCTTTTATTATCTACTTCTTTGGTTACAAGAAATTTTCTGTATCTTGAAATCAGTGGCTTCATGGAATCTCTATAAACATCTGTGTTAATATAGTTCCAGATATCCAAATAAATGGTATTAAATTTGCACGATGGCGTATATTCCCATATGTCTGCATTTACAATTTCAACTTTATCGTTTAATGGAAGTTGATCTTTTACCAAGCCGATAACTTCTTTCGACTTCTCTACGACAATAATTCTGTCGACATTGCTTTTATCTTGTATTGCCAACAAAATCATGCCAATTCCTAACCCACCAATAAGCACGTTTCCATGTGCATTTATTACAAACTTTGCATTCGTCCTTTTCTCCATATCTGTGTCAGACATGACGACTTCCCTTTTGTGACAAAGTCTTACGTATTTTCCGGGAGATATTCCATGAACCATTGCGTACAGGTCTCTTTCTTTGATACTAAATTTCTCAATTGAGTACTCTCCAATTATACGTTCGTGTAGAATATCGCTCATTTCAGCGTACATCAAAAAACTCCTTTCTTACATCGACAATGCTTCGTGTCTGCCCTAACAACTTCCGATTGTGCTTTGCTCTCTGCTCATTGTCGCAAATGAACTGTTTGCAGATTTCCGGTCGCACCGGATAAATACGGCATTTCTCGCAACTCTTTCCGGTATCAAGAAACGGACAAGTCATGTCATATGGTTGCTTCGCAGTAGGAAGCAGATGTTTGCACTCCTGGATATGATTCTTACGAATATACCGGTGAATGACCTCTACTTCCTTTCTGCTCATTGGCAAGAGATTTGAGCAACAGTTACCGCACTGGCTGCATTTTCCATCTTTGCAAAAGTTGTAGATATTATCAGCCATACCTTTCTGAACTGACTCTAAAAATGAAATAACTTCCATAGGCTACTCCAATTCTTCCGCTGTTGGAAACTGAAACACTCCATACAAACCAATAGTAAGTTTTTCATCAATTCCCTTTGGTGGCGTGTGTCCCATCCTTACAAGATTATGACACATATAGGCACATCTTAATTCTTCCATGGCTTTCTTCGCCTTTTCTTTGGAACTGTATTCAGCCATTTTTGTTCCCATTGATGTCGAAGAGTTGTGGCAATAAATAGCCGCATGCTCAACATCTTCATATTTTCCGACTGCCATGCTCAAAGAACTGATTTCATAAGGTACATCAATTGTTCCATCTTGACTGATCATCCGCACATTGCCCACCCCCTTCTTTTAAAGTTTCCGCTGTGTCAAACACGTCCTGCAACTCTTCTTTTGTGAAGTTGTCGAGAAGAGATATAACGATATATGCAAACTCTTCTCTAAGCTGTCCAGCAGTACCATGCACCATAAGTTCGCCTTTACTGCATACGATCATATATTCGCCCTCCTATTTCAGAAAATCCGGCAAGTCAGCATCATTTCCGTCAACAACCTCTGCATTCTGCAAAGTTGAATCCGGCTCGGCTGCTGCACTTTTGCTTTCTGGAACGTCTATCGTTTCTGCATCAACGACAAATTCTTCGCTGTTTGCATTTTCAGAAATGTCGCGCTTGATCTGCTCCTGCAAATCTTCCATCGGATATTCCTTAAAATCGTTGTCCTGCATTTCCTCTTTCGTATACAATCCCATTGTCAGTTCTGGACAATTCAAACTAGAAAAGAACGAAGCGGCTCTGTAACGGAGCATTAACTGCGGCATGGTTTTCCACTTGCTACCATTTTTACCAAGCCATCCCTCGGCTTTTGCCATTTCCATGTCCACGGTCATTCCCTCAACTCTACGACCATTTTTCGTAGTCCAAGCAAGGCACGAATAAGGCTTGCCGTCCTTATCTTTAGTTTCCTCGAACTGTAATTCCATATCGAATTTTCCGGAATTGTTTATTGCCGCAATCAGAAACTTTGAACTCCAAGACGGTCTACCCTGAATTACATACAGATTCTGCATAACCATCAGCGGACTTACTTTCAATCTCTGTGCCTGCTCAATTGCGATCAGACAGTTCGCATCGTTCTTCTGGAATGTTGATGGAACAATTGTGGAACTCGATAATGCCTTTGCCATCTGCATCGCCATGATGAAATTGTCGGATGTTCCGAAAATTCCAAGACTGTAATCTGTAACCTTGTTGTTGCTATGTACAACCTCTTTCTTTTCCTCTGTTTTTGCTACTGCTGTGTTCTCTGCCATAATTACTTTTCCTCCATTCCCTTTAAAATAGCTTCCAAAATTTCTTTCATCCGTTCCTTTTCATAATCTTTTGATGTTTCCGAATCACTCTCAAATTGTTTTGGCTCATTCGCATCCTGTAAAACACGGTTGTAAATATCTTCCCCCAAAACTTTTCTTAGGCATCTTAACAACTCTAAAAACTCTACCATGATAACCGGCTTTAAGCCTGTAATCTCAATCTTTCCAAAATCTGATTTAATCATAATTTATTCCTCATTTTCCTCATTTTTCACAACTTCAAACTCATATGCGCTGTTCACAGTTTCAACCACAAGATTTTCCTTTTCGTTGATATATGAACCACATACACGGCTTGTCCTTAATGTATATCTGGAATAATCTGATCCGTCCGCATTTCTGACATATTCAAGAATCATCGGCACTCCGATATGCGGATTCGGTTTCTTTACAATTCTGCCGATTCTCAATGGGTATCTGCCATCCGATCTGGTAATGCGTGTTTTTACATCCCGAATATCAACAATTCGATATTCCTCATATTTCTTCACAACTGCCACCTTATCCGCTCCATAGACTTTCACCCATTCCATGTCTACGGTTTCATCTGTAACTGTCAGCTTTGCACCTCTGGCATTTACAACCGTATCTCCGGCTTTTACAGAATCCTCGGTCTTAAATGTGTAGCTACGACCTGGTATTGTATACTTTGCTTTGATATAATTCATTCTGATACCTCGCTTTCTAATTTTTGATGGTCTGATAGCATTTATCATGGTCGTTCCACTTAATAGGAATTGGTGCACCACAATCAATGCAATCCATATCAAACATTTCCTCATCCATATTGGTCATGTATCTTGAATGCTGTCCGCACTCGCAATTCGCACAAAGTGGTTTCAATGGTTCATCAAAAAGTGAATCATCTCCGCAATTCATGCAATGGATGCCTTTGCTCTCTTTCTTCAAGCAGAAACCTCTAACCGAACCACATTTCTTACATTTCCAATAGATAAAACCTTTGTACGTCAATCCGTGATAAGCCTCTTCGACAGACTCTTTATGCTGTGTCGGTACGACATTCGGCACTACAACATTTGGAATCTTTGGAATCAAATCAAGTTCTAACTTTGGTTTCTCAATCTCAATTTCTTTCGTGGAATCAAAATGAAGATAGTCTACCAGCATGCTTGTAATCTTAGAGAAAAGTTCAACCGCTTTATCCCCGACATCAACAGAAATGTTCATTCCGTCTGTAGAAACTCTAATTTTCATTTACACACCCTCCACTTTCAACTGCTTGTCCTCTGAAACGCTCAAAAGAATTAACTGCGTATCTACCGCCGGAATATACTCGTTGTTCAAACTTTCAGCACCATCAAGGAAGACGGGAACATACATATCGAAGAACCTCTGGAAACTATTGCAAATATCCAACTTTGCCTGAATCTCTCTGCCAGTGTTGGTGGTAACTCCGAATTCCTTGCCGTCTACCATAGGTACGCACACTTCCTTGTATTCGCCGTTCTTCTGATAATCAAACAGTTTCCAACTGACAATACCAAAGTGCTGATTAATTTCCTCAACAAGCAACTCATTCTTGCGTTTGGAGACCTCTTTCAACTGGTGGAGAATCTTCTCCGCATCCGCCTTTGCCTGTTCATACTCACGCTGCTTTTTCTGCATATCCGCGATCTGCTCGTCAATACGAACGTTATTGGCAGCCTGTGCAATGATCTTGTTGACCTCTTCCAGCCGGGATTTCAGATCAGCCTTTTCGATTTTGAGGGATTCTACGATCTCCGCATCATCGGCAGCCTGTAATCTCTCGATCTCTGCCAGTACCTCGTCATGTCTGGCATTCAGCTTCACATACTCTTCATTCAGAGAATAATCGGCTTCTTCCGGGACCTCGGACAACTGCTTGGAAAGTTCTTCTTTCTTTGCAATGGCATCCCGTTCCTGTTTCTTCAAAGCATCAATTTCCGTATTCAGATCAGCATTTTTCTTTGTCAGTTCCTCAATCAGACTTTTCTTTGTGAAACCCTTTGCCTTGATTTCATTCAGATTAGAGTTCTTCTGGGCAATGAAGCTGTTCTTGGCATCTGCCAATCTCCGCGCAGCATCTGCCTTGGCAAATTCCTTTCTGGTTTCAAAATCAGCCTTTAACTGCTCGATCTTTTCCGCAGGAAGTGTCTGCCCGCATAAAGAGCAAACCGTTGTAGATTCATCAAATACCCACTTGGATTCATCAAACAGATAGGGTGTTTCATCAAATGCTTTGGCTTTCTCGAAATTGTACTGCTCGCCCAGCTTCTTCCGCTCGGCATCTGCATCAGCAATAGCCTTGGCATTGTCGTCAATCTGCTTTTCTTTCAGAGAAATCGTTGGTTTGAAACGATCCAGTTCTGTTGTGCAACCGAATAGCTCAACTTCAATATTATTTCTCTGATTGGACAACTCGCGGTTCATCGTCTGCATGATGCCGGACATATCGAACTGCAGCTGCATTTCTTCCTGCCGTAGACTTTCTTATGATTGCGCGCCAAGGCCAGCAGCATGGCCGCGGCATTTTTTGCCGCAGAGCCTGCCTTCGGGGTGTAGTGCGGCTGCGCGGCGTTGGCGCCGTAAGCGGCAATCGTCGTAAAGCTCTCATCGAAAAAGCCCGGGATCTTCGCACGCGCTTCGTGCAGAAAGTCGCTTACATCTGTTTCCGTGATGTCCTTGTGCGTTTCATCGCACTCGGCCACCCACGCAAAGAGTTCGCACAGCGCCACGCCGTCGGCGGTCATTGTTTCTCTGAGCGAAGTGAGTTCCGCTTGCGTCTTGCGGCTTTTCATGACCGTGGTGGGCTGCATGCGGTCAAGCACAACGACGTCGTCAGCGGTTGTCAGC